TACACAGGTGTTTTCCCTAATGCCTCATTGACCACAACCAATTTCACTTGGAACAATTACGCAATTGCAGCTCCAACAGGCTCGACAACTACGTTTTTGAGGAATGATGGCACATGGGCTACTCCTAGTGGTTCAGGGATTGGTACTGTGACTTCAGTTGGTACTGCATCAGGTCAATTAACTGGTGGGCCAATTACTTCTTCTGGTACGATTGGGCTAGCCACAACAGCAGTTACGGCAGGGAGTTATACGTCTGCAAACATCACAGTTGATGCTTATGGACGCATTACAGCAGCTTCTAATGGTACTGGAGGCACAACTCCTACTTTGCAACAAGTCTTAACTGCTGGCAACAATGCTACTGTTGGTGCAAATATCAATGGTGTTTACATTGGTGTTGCCATTGGTTCTAGCCTACAAGGTATTTCAGGTAATGGCTCAGCAGTTGGCATTCAGAACAACTATGGTGGCTCAACTAACACAGTTATCCTTAACAACAATACCTTTGTTCCTGCTGCTGATAACTCAATTGCTTTAGGAACTTCAGGTTATCGTTGGTCAGGATTGGCAGTTGCAGGTAGCTTTTATTGGAATTCTTATTCAATTCCAGCTCCTACTGGTGGCACTACGACTTTCTTGAGAAATGATGGTCAATGGGCTACACCTTCTGGTGGTTCTACTCCTACATTGCAAGCAGTTGTAGCTGCAGGAAATACCTCAACCAATGCTGCTGCCTTTAATGGTGTCAATATTGGAGCATCTACCACTTTCCCTTGGGGTAGTGCTTATGGCATATCTGCTAGTGCAACGACTGTAGGCCTTGCCAATAGCTCTGGTGCAGTTGCCATGTATAGCTCTGGTTTTGTGCCTTCTAGTTCCTCTATTAGCCTTGGATCATCATCTTACCCTTGGGGTTCAATGTATGTTTCAGGTAATGCAGTATTTGGCACAGTTAACTCTTGGTCAACCCAAGTAACTGTATATGGTACAACTTCTACCTCTGGTGGTACTGCAGTAGGTGCTTACAACTCTAGCTCAAGTGGTACTGCTTTGGGTGCAATTGTTAATAACTCAGGAACTAACCTAGCTTACTTTGGTTATGGCACTCCTTCTAGTTATTCAACTGTAGGCTATATTGCAACAAATGGCACTACAACGACTTATGCAACTTCTTCTGACAGAAGGCTAAAGAATAACATCACAAACTTGGCAGCAGGTGTAGGCATTGCCAAGATCAAGGCTTTACTTCCTCGCAGTTTTGTGTGGGAGTCAAATGGGATTGAAGACGTTGGCTTTATTGCTGATGAGCTACAAGCAGAAGTTCCAAATGCAGTTCATGGGCAACCCAATGCTGTGGATGAGCATGGTAATCCAGTTTATCAAGGTGTTGATAATAGTTTTGTTATGCCTTATTTGATTCAGGCAGTACAAGACATTATTGCGAAAGTGGGGCTATAAAATGCCTGAAATGGGTTTTGTTGGGCCTAGTTATACAGCAGCCTCAATTTATCAAGATGATAGTGAGTGTATAAACTTTCGTCCTGAAATTGACCCATTAAAACAGGCAGGTCAAAGGGGTGTGGTGGCCCTCTATCCAACTCCGGGTCTTACACCTTTCGCCACTCTAGCCAATGCAGAAGTTAGAGGCTTGCGTACCCTCTCTGGTGGCAAGTACATGGTTGCAGTTGCTGGCTCTTATGTTTACTACATTGACCAAAGTGGCAACTCAACCCAAATAGGGCAACTCCTTACCACAACTGGCAGGGTAGGCATAGCTGACAATGGCCTTCAGGTAATGATTACTGATGGCTCTAATCGCTACTCTTGGTATATTTCCACTACTCAAACAGCAACCTTTAATGGCATTATTTCTGGCAACCAGATCAATGTCACAGGCATTGCATCAGGCTCACTTTATGTAGGCCAAGCCATCACAGGGACTGGAGTTCCTGCTAACACCATCATTACTGCAGTTCCTAATACCTCAAATGGTCTAGGAATCTACACTCTTAACAATTCCGTAACCAATGGAACTGTTACAGGGATTACATTGACCAATGCAGGTAGTGGCTTTACTAGCCCTCCATCTGTGACAATTGCAAGCCCTGCTTATGGCACGACTGCTACTGTGACTTGGAACTCAATTACAGTTGTATCCTCAACATTGGCTACTGGAGGCTCAGGATACAGCGTAGGAGACGTTTTAACTGCGTTTGGTGGTGCGTATACTACTGCAGCTCAAATCAAGGTTTTAACTGTTTCTACAGGTGCTATTGCGACTTATCAGGTCGTGGTCAATGGTGTGTATCAGTCTGCTCCAACTTCACCAGTTACTTTTGTGGGTGGTAAAGGTACAGGAGCTACGATTAACCTAGTCTTTGGGTTAAACAACGATTACACAATGACCAATAATGGGTCGTTTTACACATCTGCTCCTGTGTTGTCAGCTACTGGTTCAGGCACAGGTGAAACAGGAACTGCTAATTACAGTCCTTTAGGTAACTCTCAATCTTTTACTGCTAACAACTTTACCATTCTGCCAAGCAATGATGGTGCGTTTACAGGTGCTGATGTGGTTGATGTGGTGGACAATTATTTTGTCTATAACAGGCCAAATACTCAGCAATTCGCAACTTCTAACTTGTTGCAGACCTTAACAAATCCTTTGTCTTTCTCTAGCAAAGATGGTGCTCCTGACCAATTGGTTTCTCTTGTGGTTGACCATCGTGAGCTGTATTTGTTAGGTGAGGTAAGTTCTGAGGTGTGGGTGGATGTGGGGTCGTTTCCTTTTCCTTTGCAAAGGATACCGGGAACCTCTACTCAGCATGGCATCATTGCCAAGTTCAGCATTTCTCGTGTTGGCAACTCCTTTGCTTACCTCTCAAGAAACCAACGAGGCCAAGGCCAAATCGTGATGATGAATGGCTACGTTCCTACTAGGATCAGTACCCATGCAGTTGAGAATACCCTTGTTAACCAAAAGATTGACGATGCTATTGCATGGACTTATCAGCTAGAAGGCCATGAGTGCTATGTGATTTCCTTTCCTAGCCTAGACTTAACATGGGTTTACGACATTAGCACGACCATGTGGCACAAATGGCTATGGACTGATAACTACAACAACTACCATAGGCATCGTGGTAACTGTTCTGCTACTTTTGGTGGCTATGTGTACGTTGGTGATTGGCAAAATGGCAACATTTACAAGCTAGACCCTAACAATTACACAGACAATGGTCAAGAAGTCAGAAGGCTCAGACGAGCACCACATTTGGTGACTGACCTTCAAAGGCAGTATTTTGATGAATTACAGATTCAGTTTCAGCCAGCAGTAGGTTTAGCACCAACAACATCAAGTTCTTCAACAACTGCTGTTGCAGGAATTGCCATTGCTGGACTAGCTGTAGCAGGTACAACTGGTGTTTCTACAAGCTCAACTGCTGGTGTTAACCCACAAGCTATGCTGAGGTGGTCATCTGATGGTGGCTCTACATGGTCAAATGAGCATTGGGTATCCATTGGTAAGCAAGGAAAATATAAGAATCGCGCCATCTGGAGGCGATTAGGATGGTCAAGGGATAGGGTTTTTGAGGTCGTGGTGAGTGATCCAGTATTTGCTACGATTGTGTCAAGCAATCTTAAATCTAGCGTAGGGGAGAACTAATGCCTAGTATTTATGGTTCACCACAGAACAATCCTTACCCACAAAGTGAGTTTTTGGATACTGCTTCTAAGAGGCCTACAAGACCTTGGCAGCAGTTTTTCATCAATTTATTGAACTTTAGTGCAACATCAACAACTCCATCCTTACCTAGCCAGCCCAAAGGCTATATGCAGGTTACTGTGAATGGCAAACAATATAAAGTCCCATACTATGACTTACCATAAAGACCTAGAAGGCAAATTCGATGTTGACCCACAGGTTAAGCATCACTTCTCTGATAACCTGTATGCCAAAGAAATGGTCATACCCAAGGGTTATGTTGCAGGGATGCACAAGCACGTTTTCTCTCATTTAAGTATCCTTGCTTCTGGACGTGCGTTAATTAAAACTGAAGAATATAATAAAGAAGTAGTAGCACCATATTGTTTGAACATCATTGCTGAGACTCATCATTCCATTGAGGCTCTTGAAGATTGTGTTTGGTTTTGTATTCATTCGACTGATGAAAAAGATGTTTCCAAGGTCGATGAAGTTTTGATTTCTAGGAGTTAATCATGCCTTTTGCATATTTAGCAGCAGCAACGATTGGGAGTTCCTTAATTAACTCTCAAGCAGCAAAGTCTGCAGCCAACACACAAGCAAATGCAGCCAACGCTGCTCAACAGCAGTTGCAACAAAACTTTCAAAACCTTTCACCCAATTACAACCCATATTTGCAAACTGGGCAAACAGGTTTAAATCAACTTGCGTCTTCTTTGCCTAGCTTAACTCAGTCATTTGGGCCACAACAATTAAACCAAAATTTAGCTCCTAACTATGGTTTTCAATTGCAACAAGGCCAAGGTGCTCTGAATGCTGCTAACAATGCAACTGGTGGATTGATTGGTGGTAATGCAATTAAGGGTCTTGAGGATTACACTCAAAACACAGCGCAAAGTGCTTACCAAAATGCGTTTAACAATTATCAGACACAGCAAGGAAACATCTTTAATAGATTGTCTAGCATAGCAGGGATTGGTCAAAATGCTGTTACAGGTCTTTCTAATCTTGCTACTGGCAATGCTACCAACATTGCTAATTTGGGTGTTGGTTCAGCAAACGCACAGGCAGCAGGACAAGTAGGTTCAGCAAATGCAATTAGTGGTGGAGCACAAAGTTTGGCTCAAAACAATTTCTTAGCTAGTTTATTAGCTCCTAAGACACCAACAGCACCTACACCCACACCTTATGACCCTACTATGTACCCCGGATAACGTGAGGCCAACACCATGACATCCACAGTCAACGCAAACTTTTCTGACGTAGCATCCAGAGTCAATGCAACACAAGGCATGAGCATAGCTGATATGCTAAATGTTGCTCGTGGAGCACAGGCTTATCAACAAGCTCAACAAACTAACCCTTTGGCTTTACGTCAACAACAAGCTGAAACAGAATTTGCTGAACAGCAAAAACCTAAACTTTTAAGACAATCTGACCTTGCCATTCAGTTAGCTGAAGGTACAAACCCATCTAAGATTGCTCAAGCTAAAGCAGAATCTGAATCCACACAATTAAAATTAGGTGGTGAAAAATTAAGAAGGGTTCTTGATATTTCGTCTGCAAGAGCATCTGATAGAGAAGTTTTAGGTTTGTCTCAGTTAGCTATGAGCCAAGACCCCAAGGTAGCCAAAGCAGCTAGAGACAGATTACATGAACTAAATGCTAATGATTTTCAAACTGCAGTACAAAGTGGCTTGACACCTAATGAAGCACTTCAATCATTTGGGCACATCACAAATATTATTGACAAAGCACCTAGTCAACTGCCTAACTTGTATCAAAATGCAACACGCATTGGTACAGGAGCTAGTGGTTTATTAGGACAACAAGCACCTGCAGTTGCAACATCTGCTACTGGTCAAATTAGTCAAGTTAATCCTTTAGCAGGAACAGTTCAAACATTGTCAGGAAATAATCCTAGCAGTATGTTTGAATTGAATGGTGTAAAGTATATGTTGAATGCTCAAGGTCAACCTGTACAAGTAGGATCAACTGGGACAACAACTACCAATGAAGTTCAGCCCAAAGGTGTAACACCACAAGCTATGGGTGAGCCAAAAGCTAGATTTGAGCCTTTGGTAAAAGACTTGATGAGCATTCCTACTGGTGGTGTAACACAACTTAATAAACAACAACAAGATGCTTACAATTCTGGCATTGCTCATCATAATTCTGTTATTGACAAAGCAAATTTAGCTGAAGATGCTAAACAAACTACCAATTTGATTCGTCAAAACATTGCAGCAACTGCAGGAAGCAAACCAGAACAAGTATTGAGAAGTGCTGGTAAATGGATTGCTGGTGATGAACAGTTAGATAAATTGGTCAAAAACCTTGCACAAAATGCTCAATTACAAGCATCTATCATGGGTGTTGATAGCGTACATGGTCAACAAGTTAACCAACTTGCAAATGGTAGTGAAAACATTACTGCTGGTGCTCTCAAATCAATTGCTGATAGAACTGATGCAACAAGCACAGCATTTGAAAAATATGCCAAAGCCTATGGCACGTTTATTAATAAAAAGGGTGATGTCAATGGTCATGCAAACACCTTAGCATTTAAGGAAGCATGGAAAGACAATTATGACCCAAGAATATTTATGATTCAAAACATCAACTCTAGTAACTTAGCACCTAAAGTTAAGCAAAAAGAAGTTAGTGAAATCTTAAATAGTATTAGTCCATCAGAATTTGAAAAATTCAAAACTAAAATGTTTAACATGAAACGTTTGGAAAAAGGTGATTTCTAATGGCTTACGATTACGAATCTGATCCTGATATATCTATCCTTAAAAACTACATTCCTGTAGGTTCTGAGGCTAATATTGTTGCACCTAAAAAAAGCACAATGTCAGGTAAGAATCCTAATCTACAGTATCACGATTATGAGAATGATCCTGATTTAGCTGTTTTAAATACTTTTAAAACAAAAGAGCCAGCTAAAACAACTGAAGTACCTAGTCAATACAATCAAATGTTTAATTCATTGTTGCGTAAAGCAGCAGGTGGATATGAAGCAGGTTTGTCTTTGGCTTCAGGTACAGTTTTACCTTTGGTTGGGCAAGTTAAAGGAATCGTACAAAGTATTCCTGAAGCAATTAGCACAGGCCAAGCACCACAACCCATAGCAGAAAGAATTGCAACTCAATTCTTAAAAACGCATCCTTCTTATCAACCACAGACCAAAGAAGGTCAGGATTATTTAGGATACTTGCAAGAAAAGGCACAAGATTTAAATCTTCCTCCTTTTCCAGAGTTGATGGGCACAGCACCTGCTGTTGGACCTGCTAGTCAACAACTTTTTAGCCAATTCAAAAACTTGCCAAATGCTGCCACTAAAGCAGTTAAGAACAAAGTTGGCACAGTTCGCATTGAGCCTGTAAGTGGTTTGCAAAGTGGTGGAGCTGCTGCAACAGAACACGCAACTAAAGTTGAAGCTGCACTTGCTGATGCAAGCCCTGAATTGCAAGCAGTTACTAGAAATATCCCTCTTGAAGAAATCAATTTACCTGCCTTAGAAACTAGAAAGCTAGAAGAAAAGCATGGTGTAAATTTAAGTGCTGGTCAAAGAACTAACGATACAGGTCGTTATGCTGAAGAATGGAATAACAGAAGCAAACATCAAGATACTTTAGGTGAGCATTTCAACAATCAGCCAAAGCAATTTTCTGAGGCTTTTGATAACTTGTTGGATAAACACGCACCTAACATTACTGATAGAACACCAAGTGGTATTGGTCAAGCTGAAATAGATGGTTTAGTTGCCAAAGATAATCAACGTTTATCTGCTATTAAAGATGCTTACAAGAAATTAGAAGATGCAAATGCAGGTCAATTTCCTATTGACGTTACAAAGTTAAAAGAAAATATTGATAGTGCATTAAAGGCTAAACTTAAAAAGAATGCTTATGAAGACCATTTGTCTAGCATTAAAAGAGACATTGATGATTTGGTAAAAAGTGGCAGCATGACATTTGAGGATTATGAAAACCTTAGAAGTAATCTAGCAAGTGAAATGAGGGATAACAGCAAAGGGACTGCTAGAGCTGCTGCACACATCATTAGAGATCAATTAGAAAACTTGCCTTTGCCTGATAACTTGCAGAACATTAAGCCTTTAGCAGACCAAGCTCGTGCTTTGTATGCTGAAAGAATGAATGTTATTAAAAACAATCCTGCTTATAAAGCTGCAGTCAAAGAAGCTGTTACACCAGAAGAAGCAGAAAAAGGCATGGAAAGTTTAAATGCTGCCAAATTCCATGACAAGTTTGTAACCAATGGAACACCAGAGGCAGTTAGAAGATTGATTGATGAAGTTGGTCAAGATTCTTTAGCCCATGAAGCAGTTAAAGCAGGTCACATTCTTTCTGCTAAAGAAAAAGCAGGATTTATTGGTGAAAGTAAAAACTTCACACCTGCAACATTGAATAAATTTCTTGATAAACAAAAAGAAAAGTTATTTGATATTCATGGCCCTGAAGGTTCACAAGATTTAGCTGAAATCAATGCTTTGGGTGCTAAAGTATCTCAACCTAAAACTGGAGTATTTAATCATTCAAATACTTTGTCAGGCTATTTAGGTCAAGCAGCTCAAAATGTTGGTGAGTCTTATCTTGCTGCAAAAACAGGTGGTGCTTCTGTTCCATTTGTACAATTTGCCAAAGAAAAGATGAAACAAGTTAGAAGTGGTGCTACTGCTGAAAAATCTATCAACCCCTATACAGGATTGTCAATTAAGGATTCACAATGAGCGTAAACCTCTCACCCCTATTTAACGCAGTTGCACAAACAACTACAACAGGATTACCTCTTAATGGTGGTCTGCTTTATACATATCAAGCAGGATCAAGCACACCATTGACAACTTATTCTGATAACTTAGGCACGATTGCTAACACTAACCCAATTACCCTTGGAACTGATGGCAGACCTCAGACTGAAATTTGGTTGCAAGCAGCCTATAACTATAAGTTTGTCTTGACTGATTCATCAGGTAATCAGATTGGTACTTATGACAACGTATCAGGATTGTCTAGTTACTATGGCCCATCAACTGCAGTTACATCTGTAACAGGCACAAGCCCAATCACAGTTACGTCAGGAACAACACCTAACGTATCTTTGACTGGTGTCATTGGTCGTACAAGTGGTGGTACAGGAGTTTCTAGCCCTCCTGTGTTCTTCATCCATCAATCAACAGCTCAGTCCTTTAATACTGCTACAACTTATGTAGTCACATACGATACAGTTGACTTTGATAGCAATACTTACTGGAATAGCTCAACTCATGCCTATGTGCCACAAATTGCTGGCTACTATCAAGTCAATGTCTCGTGCTCGTTTGCAGCTACTACAACTGGTTACCAATGTGGTGTAGGTGTAGCAGTCAACAATACGCTGAAGGACTATAACGTTGCAGCATCATCTGCAGTTGGTACTTCAGGCACAGATGGTACAACTCCTGTTTGCTCAACCATTGTTTATTGCAATGGAACGACTGATTACATTACTGCTATTGCTGCACAATCTTCAGGTAGTACATTGTCAAGTGTTACTGGTTCAAGTAATGCTACAACTATGTCTGTTGCATTCTTGAGAGGTGCTTGATGCAGGATACTGAAACCAAGTTAGCAGTTCATGTAGCTGTTTGTGACCAAAGATATGAGCAGATTGCACAGTCTTTGAAAGAAGGTGAAAGAAGGATGACCAAGATCGAGTATTTGATCTATGGTGTAATGTTGTTGGTTTTGCTTGGGCCTAATGTAGCTGGCACATTCTTCAAACACTTTTTTGGTATGTAAATGCCTTTAGCCTTTGTTGCATTAGCATCAAGTGCTGTCAAGATCATAAAGGAATCATGTGAACTCTATAAAGAAGGTAGGCAAATCGTTACTGACATTGCCCATGAAGTTGATGGAGTTGTCAAAGACGTTAAGGCAGTACAAAAGAAAGCCAAGGGGTTACTTGGGTTCTTAGACTCTTTATTTGGGGTAAAGGAAAAGCCCAAAGAAGAAGTCAAAGAGCCTGTTAAAAAGAAGAAAAAGCAACCTCCTCCTGAGTTTGATGAGAATCTGATTTACACCCAAGTAGCAGATTCTTTGACAAAGTTCTTTCAAGCCTACAATGGACTGAAGAATTTTGTTAAGGAAAAGCAAGAATTATCGTTGCACGTTGATGATGAGGAAGGTCAGGCTTTGGCTATTCAAATCACGATTGCAGAATTACAAATGGAAAAGATTTCATCTGATCTTAGTAATTTTATGATTTACTCAGTTCCTAATGAACTAAAGGATTTGTACACAAGGATAAACGCAACGATTGGAGACATTGCACTTAAACAAGCATTAGCTAGAAGGGAAGAACTACTGAAAGAAAGACAAGCACAATGGCAACGTCAACAAAAGGCAGACCTAATCAAGGGAAGAATGGTGGCTTTAGCAATTACAGCTCTGATAATGATGTACGTTTGGATAATAATTCTCAGTCTGACTCACTCGCAATTTTATTGATAATCGTGCTTTTGATTGTTGTTTTGTTGTTTTTACCACTTTTGGCATGGATGTACACAGACATTAGACGTTTAGAGATTAGAGTTGATAAAGCTTTGCAAAGGATTGATGGAAAATGATTAAAAAATGCAGTTTTTTATACACATCATTGTTGATATGTATACTTTTTCCATTTTTTTGTACAGGTTGCCATGACCAGTACCGCTACTTTTGCCAAGACCCTGACAACTTTAAGTCTGAACGTTGCCAAAAGCCTTTGTGTGAATTCAATCAGGATTGTCCTGAATACCTTGTAGCCCCCATACTGGAGAAGAAAATTGAAGGAACTACTTCTAGCATTCCTCAACAACCCCAAGGAACGCCTCAATGCCGATGAAATAGAAATTAGGGTTAGATCGTTTGTAATCATCGTGGTGACCCTAATCCTAGCGTTCATCGTGATGGCATTGCTTTATTCGGTTACGTTTGTTTCGCAACCGATCAAGGCTATGGCCCCAATCGATCAAGCCTACACCAAGATGTTGAATGACATTGTGTTATTGATTGTGGGGGGCATAGGGGGCATTTTGACCAAAGGGCTAACCAATGAAGCCACTAACATGATGAACGCGGCAAAGGCTAACAAAGATGCCTATGTAGCTCCTCCCCCTCCTCCTGTGGTTATGATGAATACACCTAATTGGACACCTCCTCCTGCACCTGTAAGCCCTCCAACGCTTGAGCCTGACCATGAGCGTGAAAGAATGGCACAAGCAAGGGCAGGACTATGATTGCTTGGCTATTTGGTGATTTGTTTTACTGGATAGCTTTGATTGCACTTGTTGGTGGTGCAATACTGTATGTTTTAAGCTACTTTGTAGGGTTTATTCCTATGCTTAAAGCTCATGCCATGATTTGCAAGGTCGTGGGTTTATTGTTGGTTTTATCAGGAGGTTTCTATGTCGCAGACCATCATGGCTATCAAAGAAGGGTTGTTGAAGATCAAGCAGAAATTGACAGACTTAATGCAGAAGCTAGGGCAAAAGAAGCAGAACTCAGCATCAAGCTCGCAAGAGCCTCCAGCCAACTAAAGAAGGCTAAAGATGAAATTAAGACCAAGCAAGCTAGTATTGATTCTAGGATTGATTCAGGTGAGTTGCAGCTCCCCAATACCTGTGGTGTACAAGCCAGTTCAGATGCCTCCAATGGAGATACAACCAATGGAAGCGAATCTACAAGACAGGCTCTTAAAGATATTGTCCAAATCGCAACAGAAGGAGACACAGCCATCACAAGCCTTAACTCCTGCATTGCCCAGTACAACCAAGTAAGGGAAATGGTCAATGTTAAGCCCTGAGAAACTTCATGCCCTAGGAATTGGGTCAGAATGGTCAGAGCCTTTGACCACAACATTTACTACTTTTGGCATCAATGATGTTAACAAGCAAGCTGCGTTTATTGGACAATGTTCACATGAGTGCAAACACTTCAAAACATTGGAAGAAGACCTTAATTACAGACCAGAAACCCTTCAAAGATTGTTTGGTCACAAGTTCAAACCTGAAGAAATTGCCCTTTATGCCCACAACCCTCAGAAAATCGCAAACAGAATTTACTCTAACAAAATGGGAAACAGAGATGAAGCAAGTGGAGATGGGTATCGTTTTAGAGGAAGAGGTTGTATCCAATTGACTGGACATGATAATTACTGGCACTTTGGTCAATCTATCAAGCAAGACATGGTTGCCCATCCTGAGTTAGTCGCAACACCCATGTACGCTGCTTTAAGTGCAGGATGGTTCTGGCAGACACATGGATGCAATGACCTTGCAGAAGCCCAAAACTGGTTAGGATTGACCAAGCGTATCAATGGTGGAACAATTGGTCTAGATGAGAGAATTTCTTTAACTAAACGTGCGTTAGACGTACTAGGAGCTTAACATGGCAACCCATTTTAAATTTACAAAAGGCCACTCAAAACAAGAGATGGACAAGCATTTTGTCGTTAAAAAAGAATGGCAAAAAGAGCGTGAGCACGTTATGAATATTGAGAAAGAGCTAAAAAAACACGAGAAAACAGACATTTCTCAAGCTCACCCAAGTCATAGCCACAATGCTGGCATGAGTCAGCCTTCAGCAGGAATCCCAGCCCTTCGTAAAGGATAAGTAAATATCAGTCAATGGCACGTTTGAAGGCCATTGATCTGTATGACAAAGGTGGTGCAAGGTCTTAATATGTGCTTGCTCCCATTCTTTTCTGCGTTCTTCTTTGCTTAACAGCATACCTTGGTCTATTCTGTAATGGCACATTTGGCATAGTGCAGCAATATAGTTGTCACTAGCTTTGATGCCTCTGCCCTTGCCTCCATGCCAGTTACTGTGTGCTGCTTGGGCTAGATGGAAACCACACAGCTGACAGTTTAGGGTAGATACTAGCCTGAGTAGGTTCTTGTTCCTCACATATTGAGTCTTTGGAAATGCCTTCAAGTGTGGTGAATCTGTGTCTGTTTTGGCATTCATATCTTCTTCTTCTGGTGTTGTTGTCATTGACCCTAGACTCAATTGTTCTTGTTTTGGCTTCGCAAACTGGGCATTTCATTCGTGACTCCTGATGGCTAGACGTTCTGAGGCTTCTCTGGTGCGCCAAATTTGAATGGATAGGTCAGCAGATTGGAGTTGTAGTTTAAGCGTTTCCTCGACCTCTACAGCCTTTGCTAGGGCATAAATCAGCTTTCCATAGGCCTCACTACTCAATGCTTCACGTTCTTGCGCTACGGCCTGTTTAAAGCCGTTTTGGAGGGCTTCTGTCATCAAGAATGCTTTGGTTGCTTTTAACTCCAACTCAACCTTAACCCTTGCTGCTTTGGCTTGGGCATAAAGAGAGGCATTATTGTAGATAAATTCAGCGTTTTGTTCAGGAGTCATGGTTCACCATTAAGTAAGCTAACCAAATACAAATCATTACTAAACCTGCACTCATGCAAGCACAAATTAAGGAAATGATGGTAATCACAAAGGTTAACAAAGTCATTCTTGTCCCCTTGCTCGGATTAGTGTTGCATGGTAATTATCATGACCTTTAGCGTAATCCTCATAATATTCACAAATATTTGCACATTCTTCACGTTCCTTTTCTGCTATCAGTTTGGCAAACTGTTCTAGTTTATCTAACCACATTAACTCACCTCCAACATAGTCGTAAGGTAAATTTGCTTGATTAGCCATCTGTATGATTTCTTCTTTAGTCATTCTGCCTCCCTAATCATTATTTCTACATAAGGTTCACCATAAACCTTGGTTGCGTGTAAATCTACAATCTGCGTGTCATCATCGTAAACAACCCCATTCATGGCATCCAAATAGGCTTTTATAATGTTGTCAATGTCTGGCTTCTTAGAAGGCCTCTCAGAGCCAATTAAACAGGCCTCCCTGCGTTTTTTTGAGTACGACTTAGGCACAGGCATGGAAATGTAAATAAACGCTTCTAAATCGGTTTTAAACGGTTCTGATGCACCCATCGCACGTTTAGCCTTGTCAACAATGAAATCTTCATATTCAAGCGTTGACTTAGGTGTGTAGGTAGAGACAAAGTTACCTCGTCTAGCAAATCTGGGCCTTCCCTTCCCTTTGGGTAGCCCTTCAACTTTAAACATGACGATGAGCATTGAGTTCCTTAATTCTTAGGGCAATGAGTTTGCCTATTCCATGAAAAGCAGGTTCTTGTTCCATTAGCTTAACTTGTTGACGAACATAGTCAAGCCAAGCAGGTTTGATTGCTAGTTTGGCATAGTGCTCGACAATGAGTTCAATCTTCACTTAGGATATTCCATGCTGTTGCTGCCACTCTAGGAACTTGTCCATTTCCAATGGCGCTAACCCTGTCCACATAGTCGGCCAGCCCATAGTCTTTTCTCCAAATGACGGATGGACTGAGGTCGGATCTGTTTCGCAAGTCCTCAATCCCTCTGACATCTTTGCCCCACGGAAATGGCTTGAATTTAAATAACGGTTTTTTGATGTTGCGTTTGAATCTGACTTGACTATTGTGGGAAGCGACAATCCAAATTCTGTTTCGCTGATGAACTCCCCCAACGTCTTTTGCTCCCAACACTCCCCATTTCGCATCAAACCCCATTGAGGCCAAGTCTCCGAGAACTCGTCCAAGTCCCCTAGAAGTGAGCATTGGTGAGTTCTCCACAAAGACGTATTTGGGTCGTACTTCACGAATGATCCTTGCCATTTCTCCCCACATTCCTGATCGTTCTCCGTCAATTCCTGCGCCTTTTCCTGCTGAACTAATGTCCTGGCAAGGAAATCCTCCCGATATAACGTCAACAATTCCTCTCCAAGGTTTCCCATCAAAGGTTTGTACGTCATCCCAAATCGGGAAAGGCGGGAGAAGTCCGTCATTTTGTCTGGCGCACAATACGCTTGCTGGGTAGGGTTCCCATTCAACGGCACAGACTGTTCGCCATCCAAGCAAATGTCCCCCAAGTATTCCTCCACCAGCGCCTGCGAATAAAGCCAACTCATTCATTTGCCCCCCTTTAACATCTTAAATTTAGCCTTAACATCATCAGGCATTGATACTGCCTTCAAAGCATCTTCTTCTAGCTTAACAAGAACAGGATCACGTTCTGAGCTTGATGGAACTGTTTGATGAACAATGTCAGCTTTGTTAGCAATCCATTCAGCTTTAAATGTTGTCCAACCTCTTGAACAACACTCCTTAATGGCATCTTCTAAACTGATCTTTGCCTTATCTGCTTCTTTTTGAATAGAGTTAAGCAAGGTTTGAGTTAAGGGTTTGTTTTTGGCTTTCAGAACTTTTTCAAAATCCATATATATATGGTTATTGGTTATTGGTTCTTGGTTATTGGTTGCATCAAGTACCCTTGATGTACCCATCATGTACCCATCATGTGACCTTAAAGTGTCTAAATATTCCTCTAATTTACCCTCATTAAAGTAATGAATATACCTAGATTTGTTTACTAAATGTTTCAAATTTGGGTTATCTCTGATAAAACTTCCAAAAGAAGAAATACCTTGATGTTCCCTAAATTTCTTAATTTCCTCATCTGCTCTTGGATGAATATATCCATCTGGTGTATCTCGAAAGAATTCATCTAAAACAGATAGCACTTCCTGTTCGTAATCTTTCATACGAATTTGTCTAGCAATTGTTCTTTGTTTTATTGGTGCTTCATGCAGATAATAATGATCTAGCAACCTGCGAAAAGCTATGTCTTCAATCACAGTTAAGTGATGGGTATGGGATTGATAATCCCCAATATGGAAATTGTAGTAGTGCATATAACCTTACGTTCTTGGTTGACGTTACTGAAAAAACATTGGCAGGACGGTAACGAATCGTCTTTTCGGGAGCTACCCTAGCCATGTCTTAAACAATTTTACCTGTAAAGAAACCATTCAGGATGTAAAGATTGCATTTGCCATATTCTTGCTTGTGGTGGAATTTCACCCCATTGAGAAATAGCAGCTTTAGAAATACCCAATATCTTGGCTAGTTCTGTAACTGATCCTGCAAACTGTATAGCTTCTTTTTTGGTAATCATGCTTAATTTTAAACTGAAAAATTGTTAGTTGACAAGTGGTTAACGTAGATTGCTGGCCCTCTTTTTATGTTGCAACCATTACAAACTGGTTCAACTTCTAAAGGTTTGTTGTAATCTCGATGCTCATAAACTCTTGCAGGTTTACCACAATCAACGCAAGTTAAACTTTTTACAGGTGGAAGGATGCCTTTTTTAACTGCTGCAAATACTTGAGCAATTGCTTTTCCTCCTCCAGTTCGTTTGCTATTGCTATCAGCACAAGGAAAACATACTTTTGCCGTTGAATAACGGTGTGAAATATCTGTGTTACAAACTCTGCACAGGTGTGGTTTTTTCAACATTTTTACTTTTCCTTTTAAGAAAAATATTTGGATGAGCTAATTTGATGCTTGGGGGTATTCCCCTATTCATCCAGTTATTAGCACGTTGTTTACTAATATTTAGCTTTTTAGCTAAAGCTGATGACCCTCCTAATTGCTTAATTAGGTCTTGGTCTATTTGGATTTGATCTTTTTTGTTCATAGTTGTATTTTAGCAAATATTTGTAAATCGTCAACATTTTGTGTATTTATTTTACACAAGGTGTTTACTTTGCTTAATTTTCATGTAACATAAGCATCAATCCACAACACATCGTAGTGGTCTTTAAAGGACTGTTAAATGAAAGTTACTCATCTTCATAAATATGGATCAGGATTCACAAGCAAAACAGCTTGTGGACGAAGTTTATTAAGAACACCATTTTCTACAAAATGGGAAGAATTTAAAACAGATTCTTATAAATGTATCAAATGCGAATCTAGCAAACAAGCAGATTTATTTAGACGCATTGATCTTAAAAATGTCTAAACAACAAGCTAACCTTATTCTTGACCAAGTTAAGGTTGGCATTCCACACCCAACATATTTAATTAACTTAGCTTTAACAGTAACAGGAGATTTAAAGCCATGAAGTACCACAGAACAATTAACGAAGCCTTTCCACACACTATGGAATATGGATGCTCTATTGAGAAACCAAGGTTAACTCGTTCAGAAAGAGTGTTAACAGTTGTTTACGCTTTAGCTGCCTTGGTTGTAATGTTTGATCTTTTCTTTTGGAGACCATGAAATGACTAGATTTGAGCACATACAGAAATCATGCAATGAAGCATTGGAAAAATACAAAATTGCTGATGAACTTAACTTCCAAGTTGGGTATTACAAAGCACAGGTAGCTTCCCTTTGCATTGACATTGAATGCTTGCATGACGAAATGGAATTTTTAGAAAAAGAAATTAAAGAATTAAGAAGGGAATTAGCATGAAACAAATCGCATCAGCATTGGTAAAAGCACAAAAGGCCTTTGGACCAGCTCTAAAGTCTAGCCTTAATCCACATTTTAAGAGTCGTTATGCTGCCCTTGATGCTTGCATTGAGGCAGTTATTGATGGCCTTAACGACAATGGCATTTACTTGCTTCAGAAGAATTACGATTGCGACAATGGAGTAATGGTTGAAACAGTATTTGTCCATGAGTCTGGTGAAATGCTTGAATGTGGCATTGTTCACTTTCCAGCAGTTAAGCAAGACCCACAAGGTTACGCATCTGCCTTAACTTATGCACGCAGATACAGTTTGATGGCAGCTTGTGGCATAGCTCCTGAAGACGATGATGGCAATAAAGCAAGTGCACCTAAGCCTTTTAAATCACAAGTTGACCCCAAACAAATAGACCATTTGATTGAAAAAATGAGGGCTACTGAAACCAAAGAAGCCTTGGTTGCGAGTTACAAAATAGCTCATGCAGCTTGTTTTCATGAGAAAGATTGGGAAGCCAAGGTTGTAGCAGTTAAGGACGAACTTAAAAAGGCCTACGAATGATTGACTTAAAAGAAGAATATTATTTTGAGTACATGGAGGAGCTGTCTTATAAACGTTATCAGCAAACGTTAAGAAGATACCCAAATTGTCGTGACCCAGATCATCCTGAATGTGAATTATGCAGAGAGGAAGAAAATGAAGAAGATTAAAGACAAAACAAAAGAACAGCTCCATGAAGAAATCATGCAATTGTTTCTAGGCCAAGAAATGTGGACAACTTTGGAGGCTTTAATAGAAACCACAGTTGGTGTTGCTGAACACATGGAACTTGATAGATTTGACCTTATGCGTTTAATCATGTCTGAGCTAGAACTTTACGAAGAAATGGAGAATGACAAATGAAAGCATTTCCACATACTTATGACCAAATTATTGATGGTCATGTTGCTACTTGTACCAATTATGGAATGGATTTGAGAGATTGGTTTGCTGGTCTTGCTATGCAGTCAATGAATAGCCGTCCTGATTATGAAGATGTTCCAGCAACTGTTATTGCATTAGATGCATATACATTGGCAGATGAAATGATGAAAGCGAGAGAAAAATGATTGAGCAAAGAACAGAAGCATGGCATTTACAGCGTCTTGGTAAGGTAACTGCCAGTAGGGTTGCTGACGTCATAGCCAAGACCAAATCAGGCCCAAGTGCTAGTAGGGAGAACTATGCAACCCAATTGGTGCTTGAAAGGCTCACAAACAGCGTAGGAGAGGCTTTTTCAAGCCCTGCTATGCAATGGGGTACAGACCAAGAGCCAAACGCTAGAAACGCTTATGAGCTGAAGATGAGCACATTTGTTAAGGAAGTTGGTTTTATTGACCATCCAACCATTGACATGAGTGGTGCTAGTCCTGATGGTTTTGTAGGTGAAGATGGCTTGGTAGAAATTAAGTGCCCTAACTCATCAACACACATTGACACCTTGGTAAGCCAAAAAGTACCTGCCAAATACTTGCCCCAAATGCAATGGCAAATGGCTTGTACTGGTCGCAAATGGTGTGATTTTGTGAGTTTTGATCCAAGAATGCCTGAAAACCTCCAGTTATTTGTTAAGCGTATTGAGTTTGAAGCCCAGTACGTCAAAATGTTAGAGCTAGAAATTACAGAGTTTTTAGAAGAAGTTAATCAAAAAGTAATCACATTAAGGAATTTAAATGTCTAAAGTTATTAAAGAAATCAGCGTTATCTCAGGTTCATACACCAATGCAGATGGCATGAAAAAGAACAGATACACAAGAATTGGGTCAGTTATTGAAACTCAGAATGGTGAAATGCTCAAATTGGACACCATACCTTTGGTAGAAAATGGTTGGAATGGTTGGGCTTATTTAAACGACCCAAAGCCTAAAGATGAGTTTTTGCCAAGGCCACAGATGCAAACTAGACAAACATCAAGGCCAGTTTTTGATGACGATTCAATTCCTTTTTGAGGAAATAGCATGACTAACGATGAAATCATAAAAATGGCTAAACAGGCTGGTGGAAGATTTTCTCGAAACCCAGATAAATACGATGTTATGGAAATAACATATTGTGGTCTTGAAGCCTTTGCCAAACTGGTAGCAGAAAAAGAACGTAGGGCATGTGCAAGGATATGCGCTGAAGTCGGTATGTGGTGTTTAGTCCATGAAATAGAAGGAAGGGGACAAGAATGAAAACCAAAGAAGAAATTAAAGAAGAGATCATTGAGTTGTATGGGGCTACGCAAGCCTTGAGCGATGCAATGAACTTTCTTCATGCCCAACGCATGGAAAAAAGTAAACAAATGATGGCGTTGAACCATATGTTAAAAGAAATGGAGGACAAGGATGACTGACGAAGTATTGAAACTGGCGCTTGATGCGTTGGAAGGTTTTATACCTTATTTGCCATTGAAAGATGAAGCGCAATGTAATAGTTACGACAAAGCCATTACTGCACTACGTCTTGCTATTGATGCGCAAAGCATGGCATCTAAATCTACTTATAAAGAACAACTAGAAACAAAAGATGAGCCTGTGGCATTGGTAGCAGAAGTTCACATAAGTCGCTATACCATTGAATGGACAAATGGACCACTGCCACAAGGTACAAAGCTCTACACCACACCACAACGCACATGGGTAGGTCTGACAGATGCTGAAGTCTTTGAGCTTTTTGGACGTTTTACAACGATGACTGGAAAAAGCTGGCTTGATTTGTATCGAATGGCAGAAACTAAACTAAAGGAGAAAAACACATGAGCGATTTATTTAACATGATGAACTTACCTAGTTTTGGCACTTTGCCCAAGTTCTTGGCAAGAAAAGAAGCCCCAGAAACGTCCAAAGAGGCAGCAGAGAAGGTAGATACCCAAACCCTTGAAAGAATCGTTTATGAGGTCATTAGAAGCCATCCAGAAGGATGTATATCAGACCAAGTGCTTGCCCAACTTCATAACCTGCCTTATGGGTCAGTTACAGCTCGTTATGCTGCCTTAAAACGCAAGAAGTTAATCTATACAACTGACGAAAAAAGGGATGGTAGAGCTGGTAAGCCTCAGTATGTGATGAGGGCTGCTTAAAAAAGTAGTTGACAAATCTAAATTGTGATATAGTGGAATGGCTACAAAAAGTAGTGTTTTTTGCAAAGAAACAAAGGATTTATCATGGGTTATCCAAAAATGGAAAAGATGCCTAAAGGTGTAATGTCTTCTGATATGACAGGTGACAAAAAAGTAAAAGTGCCTAAAGAAGACAAAGAAGTGTTTAAAACAGGTATGACTGGCGAGAGAGTGCCAAAGGGTGCTTTGTCTTCAGACACATCTGGTGAAAGAAAAAGACCCATCATGGGTGGTGTTGGCATGGGTAAGGCTGATGGTATTGGCGAGCGTGACGCTGGTCACATGGGCCATCACGATGGAAAACTCGGAGAACTCAATACAGGAAGTCGTGAGCACGTTGTTTATGAACATAAACGATATGATCACGAACAAGATAGCATGTAAAGCGAAACCCATCTAAGTGAGCATACCTAGATGGGCTTCTAATCATAAAAGTAAGAGGGTACTTTAATGACTGGACAGAATTGTATGTCATGCAGGCATTTTCATGGCAAGGATTTGGGAGTTTGTAGAAGATACCCTACTTACAAAATGAGACATGAAAATGAGCTGTGTGGAGAATTTGCAGAGAAAGCAGTTGCCAAGCCTTTACCTGATTCTGATGAGTCAGGTGTTTTTTCGCACATGGAAAGGCAGCTCTTAGAATTACCAGTTCTTGAAGACCCCCCAAAACGTAGAGGGAGGCCTAAGAAATGATAAAGCCACTATTTGACAGAGTTGTTGTCAAGCCTAAAGTAAGAAAACTCTCAGACATTATTTACGTTGCCAACAAAGAACCTTTTAACGAAGGAACTATTGTTGCTGTTGGCCCTAAAGTCGATCAAGCTCAAGTAGGAGACTTCATTAAATACGGTAATGGAGACTATTTGAACTGGCCAACACAAAAAATTGATGGTCAAGACTATCAAATCATTCAAGAAGCAGACATTTGTGCAATTGTTGAGGAGTAAAACATGCCACTAATCAAAGGTAAGTCTGAGAAGACTCAAAAGAAAAACATCGAAACTGAAGTAAAAGCTGGTAAGCCAGTTAAGCAAGCAGTTGCCATTAGCTACGCAGTAAAGCGTGAAGCTGAAAAGAAATCAATGAAAAAAGGAAAGTAAATGTTTAACTTCACACACTCAACTCAAGAACTTAACTTGGTCATTCAATCTTTAGAGCATAAGATCAGAGACATGACTGAGTTGCTTAACAAAATGGTAGCCCAAGCACAAGCTCAATCTCAACTTCAAGCTCAAGCACCAAAACCTGAAGAAACTAAAACGGAATAGCAATAATGCCAACAGTAACAAGTGCAAATAAGGCAGAATTTGACAAAGCTGAAATGCTCAAACGTGGTTTATTGAAAGAAGACAATAGCCATCAAGAGATATTGCACAGAATGTCAAAGAATTTGCCTGAAGACGTAGAAAGCGCTGCTTTTGGGCATGAAGGTTATATATATCACACTCCATTAAGGCCAATCGAAAACACACAACAATCCATGCTAGGTGCAAAAATAACACCTATACATGAAAGAGCATTTGTATCTGATAAGCCAATTGAATCACACAAAATCAACAAAATTGAAGCTAGACCCATTTCACATGAAGCTATAAAGCATTTTGCAAAAGAATTGGCAGATAAGGGTGTTGAAGGTTTAATGCACAAAAGCAATCAAAAGTTTTCATTTATACATGAAAGCCCAAAAGAAAAAGGTAAACATCAAGCAACCGAATATGATAAATCAGGAGCAATTGGAGATATGCAACGTAAAGACAAAGCCGAGGCTATTCATACTTTGTTAGATAAAGGTTATACAAAGATTTTGCCAAAAGAAAGAATTAGCCATTTAATCCAAAAAGCAATGTTGAAATGAATAAAGAAGAAATTATAGATATAGCTAGACAGGCTGGTGCTATGGCTGGTCATGTGGCATGGGAGGAAAGAGATTTATTTCCTGTGTTTGAACGTTTTGCTATGTTGATAGCAAGAAATGAGCGTAAAGATATTTGGGACATGATAAAAAAATATGGAGATGGTTTACCAAGCAATGATATAAAAGTTACTTGTATGTATTTTTGCGATCATATCAATGAAAGAAATTTTAAATGACTAAAGAAATAAAGTCATTTGGTAGACCAACTCTCTATGACCCTGCATATTGCGATCAAGTCAGGGAATTGGGCGCATTGGGCAAAAGTATAGAACAAATTAGTTACAAATTGGGTGTTTCATTAAGAGTAATTTACGACTGGAAAGACAAGTACCCAGACTTTCTGCATGCCTTGGATGATGCTAAGATAGCTGAACAGAATTGGTGGGAAGAACAAGGCCAGTTGTATATGCTTGAGCACAAGGATGGAGCTAAGCTGAATGCTAGTATTTGGTCAAGAAGCATGGCAGCAAGGTTTCCCAAGAAGTACAGAGACAATAGCAAGGTAGAGTTAACAGGAGAGGGTGGAATTCCACTCATCCCAAGTATTCAGGTGACGTTTGTCAAGCCTAACGAAGTTGGTGAAAAGGATTAGCACCTTGGATGGGTTTCATAGAAGTGTTGTCCTGTCCAACCCTGCTTTATGGGAGCACCAACTGTGAATTTGCAAGAAGCCATTAACAAGGTAGAGTTTCCTGAGAAGCTGGAATGCCTGTTTAAGCCATCAAGGTATAAAGTGCTCTGGGGTGGTCGAGGTGGTGCGAAGTCTTGGGGGGTAGCACGAGCCTTGTTGATTCAGGGTGCTATCAAGCCATTACGCATATTGTGTGCTCGTGAATTTCAAACCTCAATCAAGGATTCAGTACACAAGCTCCTGAGTGACCAGATTGCGTCTATGGAGCTAACTGAGTTCTATGAGATTACTGACAGAACGATTAGGGGTAAGAATGGTTCAGAATTCAATTTTGTTGGCCTAAAGAACAACGTAGCTAACGTTAAGTCTTATGAGGGTGTGGACATTTGTTGGGTTGAGGAAGGCCAAAGCGTGTCTGCTAGGTCATGGGATGTGTTGATTCCAACGATCAGGAAAGAACAATCTGAAATTTGGGTAAGTTTTAACCCAGAGTTAGAGTCAGACAATACTTACCAACGTTTCATCATCCATAGCCCAAATGATGCCCAAGTCGTTAAGATTAACTGGTCAGACAATCCTTGGTTTCCTGAAACGTTAAGGTTAGAGAAGGATGCCCTTAAAGCTCGTGATCCAGAGGCCTATGCAACAGTTTGGGAAGGTGTTTGTAGGCAAACTGTAGATGGTGCTATTTTTGCTAAAGAGCTGCAAATGGCTGAATTGCAAGGCAGGATTGCCAAGGTTAACTATGACCCTGTTAAGCCAGTTCATGCAGTCTTTGACCTTGGTTGGTCAGATGCAACTGCAATATGGTTTGTCCAGTTCATTGGCATGGAGACTAGGCTAATCAGATACCATGAAACAAGCCAAGAAACGATTTCAGCGATCATGGCTAAGTTGCAGACCTTTGGCTACATGATAGATACATTGTGGTTGCCACACGATGCCCAAAACAGGACGTTAGCATCAAATGGCAAGAGCATCGAAGAAATAGTGCGTTCTTTAGGATTTAAGACTAGAATATTGGAAAGAGTGCCAATTGTTGACTCTATTAACGCTGCAAGGACAATCTTT